GTCCGGCGTTGAAGAACCAGCGCTGCAGCCCCCGGCCACCGCCTGCTGCGTGGGTGGCTGCGGCGCGAGCCGCGAAGGCGGGCGGGGCGGTCCCGTTCATCTGGGCTCGCGTGTAGCGGAACCCCGCGGCAGCGGTGCCGCCGGTCATCATCCGCAGCGCGGACAGACCGGTCAGCAGGCCCAGGGAGCGCACGATGGTGCCCGCCATGCCCATGAAGGCGACACCGGCAGCGGCGGCCAGGCCAGGGATGTTGCCGAGGGACTCCAGCAGCCCGGCCAGCGGGTTCATGATGGCGTTGATCCCGGACACCACGTCCTGAGCGGGCTGCACGAAGGCCGCACCGAAGGAGGCACCCACTCGGGCCAGGTTGTTGCCCAGCGTCTGCAGCTGGTCGTTGAGGCCGTCCATCGCGGCCTTGGAGGCGTCGTCGAACTTCTTGACGCCCTTCTCGTCGAAGCCCTCGGCAACCTGCCCCATGGCCTGGCGGATGCCGCCCTGCTGGGCCATGGCCTGCAGTGCCTTGAAGGTCCGGATGCCGTCGAGGCCGAAGCGGTCCAGGGTCTTGATCGCCCCCGGGCCCTGCTTGTTGATCTGCTCGAAGATCCGGATGACGGCTTCGCTCTTGGGCATCTCCTTGAATTGCTTGACCGAGACGCCGAGCAGGTTGGAGTAGGCCTTCAGCTCCGGGGACCCGTACTGGGTGGCCCGGGTGATGTTGGTGAGCAGCGAGTTGAAGGCGGTCATCGCCTGGCCGCCGTCCTGGCCCGCCTTGACGAAGGCGGCGGAGAAGCCCATGACCTCCTTGGTGGAGAGGCCAGCGACCTTGGAGATCGGCGCAATAGCGTTGGAGAAGTCGAGCACCGAGGTGGCCGCGACGCCGGACTTGGCGCTCACGTTGGCCAGGGCGGCGGAGAGCCGCTCGGTGGACTGCGGGCCCATCACGCCCATCTGGCGCTGCAGGGAGACCATCGACTGGGTCAGGGCCCCGACCGACTCCCCGGTGACCGCACCGAGCTTGAGCATGGAGGCGGAGATCTTGTCGATCCCCTGGGTCTGACCCATCTTCGTCAGCTGGGTCTGCAGCGCGATGGCCTGGTCGGTGGTGACCGCGAACGTGCCCCGCAGGCTGTTGACGTTCTTGGCCATCTGGTCGACCGAGCGGCCGGTGAGAACGGCGTTGGCCTGCATGGTCGACATCTGGCTGTCGAACTTGGCTGCCGCTGCGGTGGCCGCCGCCAGGCCAGCAACACCACCGGCGCTGACGAGCTGCATCTTCTTGCCCGTGCTCTGGGCAAGCTTGTTCATCCCGTTGGACAGGGCGACGACGCTCTGCAGCAGCGAGTTGGTGGCCTGCGCCGACTGCTGCATCGAGCGGTCGTACTGCCGGTTGTCGGCCGTCAGTACGACATTGGCCTTCTGCTCGTCAGCCACTAGTCCTCCTCGTCGTCACCCAGATCCATCTGGGCCAGCCTCTGAAACCTGACCTTCTTGGCGGCCTTGCTCAGATCGGTGACGGGAGTGAGTTCGACTGTGGTGCCGGGGAGAGAGTTGTTGCCCTCGGAGGCCACCGCTTTGAGGTGGCAGCCATGACAGAACTTCTCCTCGGGCTCATAGGCGAACCTGTTCTCGTCCCACTCCCATTCTGCGGTTCCGCACAACTGGCACCGGGACGCCTGCTCCAAGGCGAACGCGAGGGTCTTGGCTCTCGCCTCGTTGCTCCACGCGAGGAACTCGTCGTGGCTGATGCCTCTCTCGAAGCAGTAGCTCATCTCCAGCGCGAAGCTGGAGTCGTGCCTCAGCCGTTCACGGAAAAAGGGATGTCCATGCCCTCCATGCACAGCGAGGTCGCCGTGTTGAAGAGGGTGGACAGCTCACCCGTGCTCCACTCGCCCGAGGTGAAGATCTCCACCATCTCCTCGTAGGAGACCTCGGGCTCCTGCAGGCAGGCGGCCACCAGAGCGGGCGGGAAGGTGTCGGAGTTCCACGCCAGACCCTTGAGCTTCTGCTCGGCGGTGGGAGGGAACTTCGCCTGGAGCTTGTCGAGCTCCGCGGCAGAGAGGGCCTGGAAGACGAAGTCAGCCTGCTGGCCGTTGATGTCCAGGCTGATCGTCTTGGTGCGACGCCGCTTGCTGCGCAACAGGTCCAGGGTGGCCTTCTTGGAGGCCTGGCTCTGCTCCTGCTGCGCAGCAACGGTGCTCACACTGATGCTCTTGGTCATGCTTTCCTCCGGGCGGTGAGGATGAGTAGGGGACTAGGTACTACGCGGCGACGGTGGCGGCCTCGGCGGGCTCACGCGGAACCGAAGCGGTCGCCGTGAAGGTCATCACCGTGTTGTTGGACATGTTCGCCATCGTGCGGGAGACGATGAGCGTGGGCCACACCTCGACCTTGTCGGAGGCGATGGGCAGGTTGCCGGTGCCAGCGCCACCGAATCGGCTGATGATGAAGAAGCCGGAGGTGCGACGCGGCAGCGTCTTCCAGGCCAGGTCGCCACCCACACCGGGGTCGTCGTCACGGTAGAAGTCCGCCGAGAACGAGGCCTGCACGGTACCGGCGATGCTGGTCTCGAACAGGGAGTCGAAGGACGGGGTGGGAACCGTGTTGCCCGACGAGCTCGCGTTGATCGAGATCACGTAGGGGGTCAGGTCTACCGCCGCAGCGACCTCGGCGGTCGTGGGGCTGTTCAGAGAAGCAACCGTGGTCGCGAACCCGACCCAAGTGTTCTCATTGGGGATGATGCGAGCCATCAGTGCTCCTTGATGTGTATGGCGTGGCCGCTCTTATCGTCTGGGTGAGATGGCCGGTTTTCCAGCCACCCCGTTTACTTCTGCTTGAGCTGGAAGCCCTTCTCAAGCCACACGGGGACCGACTCGGCCACGACAGCGGTCTCGCCGAGCTTGCTGTGCGACAGCTCTACCAGCCCGTTGCGGTTGAGCTTGAGCTCCTTGGTCTTGCCGTCCTCGACCACGACGGTCTCGGTGGCCTGCTCCGGCTTGTCCTTGGTGGTCATCAGAACTCCTTTGTGATGTGGACTGCGATGGTGTCGCTCTGGGAGTACTCGGTCGGCTCGACGTTGTTCTCCTTGCCGATCCCACCGAGGCTCGTGGTGCGAACTTGCTGTATGCGGTAATTCTCTCCGCCGAGTACAGCCTGCTCGCGCTTCGTTGGCCGGATCAGCGCTCTGGTGCGGTCCGCCTGGAACTCGCACTGCTCCCGGCTGATGCCGTAGTTGTCGATCCGGTACGGCAGGATCCAGTCCGCGCTGGAGTCGCTCACCGGACCGGTCCCGTCGCCGCTGGGCATCGGGGTCAGCACGCTGTAGGCCTGGAACGAGCTGGTGGGCAGCGAGGGGTTGTCGTCCCAGCCGCCCTCCTCGGGGGCCTCGGCATCGCCGCAGACCAGCTCGGCCCGGATCTTGGTCAGCAGGTGCGCGGTCAGGTCTCCACGCGAGACGTCAGACGGGGACACTGGTGGACCTCCCCACGACCATCTCCAGGCCGACGGTGGCGGCCCGCGGACCGAGCTGCTTGACGAACTCCGCTGCCGCAGGACGCACGTACGGCTGGGCCCGCTGGCCCTTGATGGGTGCGGTCTTCTTCGGCTCCAGCGCGATGATGCCGCGGCGGCTGGAGATGATGAACGCCCCACCGGTCAGCTCGCCCCGGCCTCCGGTGCCGAACTCGACGTGGGCGGCGTACGGCACGATGGTGGGGCCGACGATCACCTGCGCCCCGAGCCGGATCACCCGGATGTCGGAGCGCAGTCGCCCGGTCCGCACCGGCACCAGCTCGCGCATCCGGGTGGCCATCATCTCGCCGACCTCCTGGAGCATGTCCAGCAGCGACCCCTCGGCCCGCTTTCCTGCGGTCTTGAGGGTCTCGTGCAGCGTCTCGACGTCGTCGAACTGCACCCATGCGGCTGCCCGGTCGGCCATTACCAGCTGTCCTTCTTCGACTCCACGACCCGGACCAGGAGCTTGCGGGAGCCCCGCAGGCCACCGCCTCGGGTGATGGAGATGACCGCCACGGTGGTGCCCTGTAGCGTCGAGTCGACGGACTTGGTGATCTCGACGATGTCGTCGCTCTCAGGGACTGGGGCGTCGTAGGGCAACGAGAGGTAGGACTGGGTCAACGTGAGCTGCTCGTCGCCGACGCTGATCTGCTGACCCGACTGAACCTCCCAGTACCGGCAGGGGCCCTCGTACTTCGTCACCGGGGACGGGGTGACCGTCTTGCCGGTGTTGCGGTCCAGGACGGGCTTCTGCGGCTTGAAGATGCGGCACTCGTCCGCCATCAGCTCGGAGGCCCGTCTGCGGATGTAGGCCTGCGCGGTGGGGGAGACGCGCATCAGTAGCCCCCGTTGATCTCCGGGAGCCAGATGTGCGGCCCGACCCCGCCGTAGTCCTGACGGCCCGCCTCGATGTTGTCGTGCATGGCACGACCGAAGGAGAGCGGACGGACGGTCTGATCAGGCTGCTCGCCGGTGGTGACGCCGCCCGCATCAACCAGTCCACCGGCGAGCAGCTGCTGGTGCTGAGTCATGAGGCGATCCGCCAGACTCAGGTACTTCTGCTGAAGCTCGCCCATCCCCACGGACTGGCTGTCAGCAGAGACCGTGACCTCGCGGCTGTACTTGGCGGCAATGGCCTCCGCGGCCATGCTGGCCGGGTAGTACAGGCTCCCCTTGGCGGACCAGAGCTCGATGAGCCACTCGATCTCGGCGTCCTGGAGCTGCGGCTCGCTGGAGTCCACGTCCCCGATCAGGAAGCGCACGGCGTCCAGGGGCGTGTTCAGCGGGTCACTGGTGTAGGTGAAGCTCACGTCAGGCCTTCTTGGCAGCCGTCTTCTTCGCGGTGGCCTTGCGGATCCGGCCGTCGGTGGTGCCGTCGGTGTCCTGGGTCTCCACCTCGGACTTCTGCTCCAGCTCGGCCTGGACGACCTTCTCGGAGTCGGTCAGGCCACGCTGCTGGTGGGCCTGGCGGGCGTGCTCCAGGACGTTCTCGTGGATCTTCGCCTGGACCTCCGCCTCCTTCTCGGACTGCTTGAGCGGAGCGGGCTTCTCCCAGCCAAGCCCGACGTCGCTCTGGTCGCCCGCGATGGCGTCCTTGGCCTCCTGCACGGTCCGCACCGCGTTGAACACGTGCGGGGGCAGGAGGTCGTAGGAGTTCTTGTCCCAGACCCGGAAGAGGTACCCGGAGGACACGAAGGACTCCAGGTAGTGCAGCTTGGCGGCCTGCTCGGCGGAGTACTCCTCGCCAGGCTGGTGCTCGCCGTCCTCATCAGTGAAGGGACGACCGACGATGTAGGTGGCGTCCTGGACGCCGAGGTAAGAGCTCATCGTTCCTTCTTCTTCTTCCGGTTAAGCGCGTACAGCGAACCAGCAACACCGGCTCCCAGCCCGAGACCGACCCGGGGACCGGCCAGGGCGGTGCCACCAGCGACACCACCAAGACCTCCGACGGCGGCGAGACCCACAGGGTCCTTGCGCGCCTTGGCCTTGTACTCCTTGTCGGTGCGACGCATGATCTGGTCGCCCGCCACGCCTGCACCGGCACCCAACGCCCCGCCAGCGACGTAGTGAGAAAGACGCTTGGAGACCACGTCGGCTCCGTGGTCCACTCCCCATGGACTGATCATCTTCTGCTCCTTTACAGACCAGAGGGGGCCGAGAGGCTTAGCTCTCAGCCCCCTCTGGGTGGGTCTGTCGTCAGGCGACGATGTTGTTCAGGTAGACGCCGACGTCCTTGGAGATGACCCGCATGTCGTAGGTCATCTCACCCTCGATGCGGTCGGAGGCGATCTGCTCCATCCGGAACCGCTTGACCCGAATGCCCTCGGCGTTGCCGCTGAGGTAGCCGTTCCAGGTGAAGGTGTAGCCAGCCGCAGGCTGCATCAGCGAGGGGGAGCTCGGGGTGTAGCACAGGAGCGCCGAGTTCGGGTTCGCGATGAAGTCGAAGGTCGCAGCAGCGTCCTGGGCAGCTGCGTCCGGGATCTGCGGGCCGGTGGCCACCGTGGCGTACGAGACCAGGATCTTGTCCACGTCGAAGAGGGTCGCGATGAGGTCAGTCGTCACGATTCCCTTCTGGGTGTACTTGATCCGGTCGATGATGGCCGGGTGGTTCTTCAGGGCCTTCAGCACGTTCGCGCCGATGACCAGCGTGTTGGCCTTGAAGCCGGTCTGCTGCACGAAGTTGATCTGCAGCGTGGCCAGCTGGGAGATCGGGTCGGAGGAGGTGACCGACCAGCGCAGGAGCTGCGCGCCCGTGGGGGCGGAGTCCACGCCGGTGTAGTCGGTGCCCCAGACGCCGGTCTTGAAGTAGGTCGCGGCCCAGTCGAGGTCGCGCTTCAGGAGGAGCTGGTTGGTGACGAACGAGGTGGCGTCGGAGTCGAGACGGAACCGCGAGTCAGCGTTCGCACGGAGCTGGTCGTCGATGTCCTTGTGGACGCCGTAGACGTGCGCGAAGTAGCTGTCCGTGGTCACGTTCCAGCCGACACCGGGGGTCTCGGTGGAGGGCGCACGACGCTGCACGTCGGTACGACGCCAGTCGGACTTCGAGTACTTCCAGTAGAGGTCGGACTGCTTGGAGACCGACACCTTCGGGAAGACCTTGGTCGCGATGAACGCATCGGACTTCTGGATGTATGCGACCGAGACGTTCGTCAGTGGGGCGTTGACGTGAAGGTCGCTCTGGGTGGGGTTCATTGCCTACCTCTCAGGCGATCCGGAGCTGGACGGGGAACAGCTCGTTCGCAGCACCAGCAGCGCCCAGAGCAATACCGACGATCTTGTCGGTTCCAACGGTGCCGGTGATGCCCCGGCCGTTGGCGTCGAAGGTCACGGCGGCACCGGCTGCCACGGCCGCACCGGCCATGACGTTGGTGACACCTGCGATGCCGACGGTGGCGGCCTGGCCGACCACCTGCGGCTTGTTCTGCATGACGCCGACCGCGAGGTCAGTGGCCTTCGTGGTGGCCAGGCCGACCTGGTGGGCGGCCGTGATCTTCACGAAGCGGTACTGCAGACCGTAGTTCGGGTTCGCAGCGCCGGGGGTGTTGGGGACCCCGGTGTAGACGGCCAGGGACGAGTCCGCGTTCAGCGAGATCGACCGGAGGCTCTCTTCGTAGCTCATTTAGATTTCCTCCTGTCTCAGTGCTGGGTCTCGGCGAGGTACTCGTCGTACGCGCCAGGGTTCATGTCGAAGAGGTCTGCGACGACCTGCTCGTGGGACACACCGGCCTTGCCGACGTGCTGCATGGCAGCTGCCTCGACCTGCTGGTAGATGTCGACGTTGTCGCCGCCACCCATGTAGCCGGTCTCCTCGAAGAGCGCCTCAGAGGCGGCCTCGAAGCACTTGGCGATGACCTCACAGTCCTCGTCGGACATGTACTCCGCGAGACGCTTCATCACCGGGCCGAGCACCTCGGGGTGCACCGGCAGGTTGTAGGACTTGGCGATCTCCGTGTACTCACGGTCCAGGCGAAGCTCGCGCTCGGCCTTGGCGATCTCCTCGGCCTCAGCAGCCTGGTCGGCGTAGGCGTCAACGGCCTCAAGCGCCTTGGAGATCGCGTAGTCGCGGTCGTCATCGTTCAGAGCCTTGGACAGCTCCTCGCGAAGGATGTCAGCAGCACCCATGTTCTTCTTCACTCCGTAGTAGGTGGCACCGCCGACGCCAGCCGCAGCCGCGCCGCCGCCTCCGTAGATGAGTGCCGAGTGAGCGCTGGGGTGGTTGCGAGCGAACTTGGCGTGCCCTTCACCGAAGGAGGCGCGAGCGCCGCGGACACCGCCGTCGTTGCGCTTCGGGCCCTTCTTGCCCTTCGGGCCGCCCAGCTGGCCCTTGATGCCAGTGACGGAGTCCTTCGCGCCGCGCGGGGGCTTGCCGCCCCGGCCAACAGTGCGAGCCCAGCGGTTCGCAGAGTTGAAGTTGAAGGCCTTCCCGACAAGCTCGGGCTCCAGCTCTTCCTCGTACTCAGCCTCAAGGTCGTCCTCGTGGACGCCCTCAGCCTCGTCGTCGTCACCGAGCTCGAAGAGGTACGCCTGGCCGTCTTCGCCGTAGACGATGGCCCCGTCCTCAAGGGAGTCGGCGTCGAGCGGGTTGCCCTGCTCGTCGTAGATGTCCATTCCCTGGTCCTCCTCGCCGTCATAAGACTTGGCGATAGTCACTGCCGCGTGCTGATTCGCTCCCCGGTCGACCAACGACACCTCGTCGATGATCAGGTCACGGATTTCTCTTACGCGCTTGGCCATTGCTGTACCTCGCTCTTAGTTTCCAAGTGCCTGCAACACCCTCAGTACTCGATCTGCCGCATGGGCTTGTATGTACGCCCGCGACCGTTCTTGTACTGACGGATTCGGTGCGAACCAACTGCGAGGCCAGCTGCACCCGCGGCAAGACCGACGGCCTTGCCTGCGTTCCTGATACCGCCACGGAACTCGGGGATGTCGTTGACGGCGCGCAGCCCAGTGCGGCTCGTCACCTTCCCGCTGGTGGCGTACGCCTTGCTGCCCTTCTTCGGCCCCTTCTCGTCCCGCAGATCCCGGGTCTTGGGGTGGAAGGCCCGCGGGTCAGGCGGCGCAGCCACCGTTCGCTTGCGACCGATGGCCTTGTTGCCGTAGTAGAGCGCCCCGGTGCCGAGGGCACCCGAGCCGACCATGGCACCGTTGGCGTAGGCGTCGAGACGCCGATTGCGGTTGCGCTCGGGGTCGTAGGCCTTCTTCACCGCGTAGTAGGTGCCACCCGCGCCCGCGGCCCCGGCGGCGGTAGCACCACCGGCGATGTAGGCCTTCTTGCGCGACTTGCGCGGAGGGTCGCCCCAAGGGTTCTTGGGGTCGAACGCCCGCGCCCGGGGAGGCGGAGCGGCCGAGGAGGCCAGCAGCTGCGGTCCACGGCGCACCTCCCGTGCAGTGGACTTCACCGTCTGGAGGCGGGCAGGCCCGCCGTAGCTGAAGCCCGCCTTGGAGATCTCCTCCAGGTTGGTGCCCTGCTGGACCGAGCTCAGTCCAAAGTCCATCCCGCTGCTCCAGTTCTTCTTGATGTTGCGCTGACGACGACCGTCCTCGGCGGTGTAGCTGGCGAAGTTGTAGCCGCCGACGCCACCGACACCAGAGCCAACGATGGCTAGGTTCAACGAGCGGTTGTTCCAGGACTTGGCCCGCCGGGCTGCGGTCACTCCATGACGGGTTCCCTGGGCTGCGCTTGCGGCCCGTCCGGCCTTCCAGCCCAGACCCTTGGCACCGAGGGCGGCCTGGCCGTGCGTGGTGGTGGTCCGGGAGATGTACCCCTGGGCCTTCTTGCGCGCGGCCAGCTCCTCGTCCGACATCGGACGCCGCTTGGAGACACCACTGCCCACCAGGACGTCGGCGGTCTGACGCCGACCCGACTGCACGAACCGACCCGACAGGGTGTCGCGCAGCACCACGGGTCGCTGCTGCTGCAGCGGGGTGAGCGTGGCCATCAGCGCTTCCGGTTCCCGGCGTACATCCCGCCGCCCGCACCAACCGCGACTGCTCCGCCACCGATGGCGAGAGGCTTCTTGTGCTGGTTGGCGAAGCCGACCGCCTTCTGGCGAGCCTGCTGACCGGCAGCGTAGCCACGCTGGGCTGCCGACTGGCCCGCAGACAGTCCGCGCTGGCCGAAGGCCTGGGTCTTCTGAGCGCCCTGGCGGTAGACCCCGGCACCACGGTGACGACCGGCGGGCTGGCGCAGACGGCTGGCCGCGGCGTGCGCGGAGGCACCGGCACCGCGAGGCACCGCTCCGCCACCCTGGGTCTGAGTGAACGCAGCGCGACCCATCCCCTGGGGAGCCGCCGGACGCAGCTTGCCCGCCATGGCGCTGGCAGCCGCCCCGGCACCACGCGGGACCGCGGCACCACCAGAGGCAGCACCGAAGCGAGCAGCTCCGGCGGCACGCTTGCCCTGGGCGATGTTCGGGGCAGCGAACTGACGGCTGGCCGCACCACCGAAGCTCTGCCGGGCACGAGCCACCGAGGTGGTCCCGACCTGACCCAGGCGCATCGCCCGGGTCGAGGAGAGCATCGGGGTGAACGCCTTGTGGATGGTGGGAGCCTTGGGCTGCTTCGGCTTCAGCGGGGTCAGCCGCGGGGTGGGTGCCGAGAACTTCTGCGGGGCCACCTTGGTGGGCTTGGGAGCCTGGGCGATCAGGGACAGGCCGCGCTGCACGCTGCCACCTCCGGCGAAGGCCTTGTGCACTTCCTTGGCCTTCTTCCGGGGCGCGAAGCCCTGGTTGGTGCGCTTGTACTCCGGGTACTGGCGGCGGTCAGCGGCCAACATGCCACCGTAGGCACCGCCGTAGCCACCGGCGATGATCGGCACCGGACCGGTGGTCAGCGCCTCGGTGCGGCTGTTGGGGATCCTGGCCCCGTACTTGGCACCCTGCTTGGCCCGCTCGAAGGCAGGCTTGACGCCCTTGGCCCGGGGTCCGTTCCGCAGGGCCCAGGCAGCACCACGTCCCGCGTTGACGCCGCGCGAGACGGCCACAGAGCCGCCCATGCCCATGCCCACGCCGAGGGCGGCACCGCCGACGGTGGCCGCGGCGACACGACGCTCCTTCTTCTCGGTGGCGTGCTTGTTGTACAGCCGCTTCTGCTCCGCGACAGTCGTCATCAGTCGAGTACCTTTTCTACGCGCTGGCCGGAGCCGTGGATGGAGAACTGCGTTCGCTTCCCGTCTTTGACGAGCTTCCAGGTGTCCTCGTCGTTGACCTGGAATCCGACCAGCCAGCCCGTGGGGAAGTCAGCAGGGAGGCCGAGCTTTTCCTTCTTCTCTTCGGTCACCACGAACGACTCGATCATGTCCGAGACGTGGTGCGGCTCAGCCCCGTTGCGGCGGTGCATGTCCCCGCCCTTGCGGGAGGACTTCACGTAGTCGTAGGCGGCCTTCTCGATGGTCTCCATGGCCATGTAGTCGTCCTGGAGGTCGACCACCGGTGCGCCGTCCTTGGTGATGACCGAGGCCCAGCCGAAGACCTGACGCTTGTCGTCGTCCTTCTTGGAGATCTCGAAGGTGGCATCCCAGTCGAACTTCTTCTCGACCGTGCCCGCCTTGGTGTCCACCGTGTGCAGCTTGAACTTCCGCTGCTTCTTGGGCTTCGCCGCGGCCCGGGTGCCGTGCTTGGTGCCGTAGTAGCTGGCCCCGTAGGTGGAGGCACCGAGTGCCGAGACCGCCCCGGCACCGAGCACCACAGCCTTCTTCTGGCTGGGGATGAGCCGCTCGACCTTCTCGGCGCTGCTCGCCGCAGCCTCCGAGGCACGCTCGGCGTTCTGGGCGGTCGTCTTCACGTTGCCGTAGACCTGCTTGGAGTCCTTGACCAGACCCTTGGAGACAGGCTTCTTCTTCGCGGACCGGGCCAGCACCCGGTTGGCCACGGCATCCCCGGCCACGTTGCCGACCTGCAGGCCGAGGCCCGCGGCGGCGACCTTCACCGGGTGACGACGGATCAGACCGGCGGTTGCCTTGATGGGCTTGAGACTGGCGATCCGACCTTCGGCGCGGTGCTTGGCGGCGTACGGCTTCACGCCGGAGGCCTCCTGCTTGGCGTCCCGGTACTGCCGAGCTGCCTCGGCGGTGCCTGCGGTACCCGCGGCGAGGCCGAGGATGTTGGAAGCCAGTCCCACCTGAGCCTGTCGGCGCTCGCGGCGCTGCTGATCTGAGTTGCTCTTCTTGGAGACGTACTCCCAGGCACCATCGCCATACAGCAGTTCGGCTACCTCGGCGAGAGTGTCGCCACGCTGCTCCAGCGCCTTGGCAATGGGATCCATGTCCCCATCATCGCGAGCCGATCAAGGCTAGTTGGCGTTCATACGCTTGAAGCAAGCAGAGGCACTGCAATGGGGTGAGAGATAGGGGAGATGCGTGATCGAGGCACTCAGCCTGGTTGCTGCCGCCCCAGACCCCTCAACGATTGATTTCGTCTCTATCCTCGTGACGTGGGGCCCAGGCGGGATCATCCTCGCGTTGGTCGTCACAGGTGTGCTGGACACGAAGCGACCCAGGGAGATGGCCGAGGCTGACCGTGACTCCTGGAAGGCCGCCTTCGCTAAGGAGCAAGAGGCACACCAGAAGACTAGAGACGCGCTGTCGAAGGCAGAGGAGCGAGCCGAGGCGGCGACCGAAGCGGCCAGAACCACCACCTCGCTCCTAGAGGAACTCGACCACCGACGCACTCAAAAGCAACGAGGCCCACAGCGATGAGATGGTTCTGGAAGCGCCACCGCCCAGAGTCAGCGGCGCGAGCCGCGCTCCGATGCGCTGAGAACTCCAATGCCCAGGCGGACCGTGACCTGAAGCGAGCGGTGCGCAACCTGCACGAATCCAAGGAGATCACCAGCAGGCTCCGGGAGCACAACGCAGCCAATCACTACGATGACTGGCTCTGCGAGCAATTCTTGAGGTACTACGCCACGCCAAGCTCGGGAGAGAAATCGTGACGCTGCTCATCGTCTGGTGGGTCATCATCCTCACCGGACTCATCGCCTCGGGGCTCTTCCTGGTGCTGCACCGGCCCCGCAACTGGTTCCGGCCTGCGTCGCTGAACGCCACCGGCTGGGTGATCATCATCTTCCTGCTCTACGCCCGCTCCGTCGTCGGCCTGGTCACCAAGGGCGACACCCTCCTGTCTCAGACCTGGACACAGAACGCCTGGGGGATGATCATCGGCATCGCCATCGACGTGCTGCTGGTCTTCCGGGTCTACACCTTCCTGCGGTTCCAGAAGACCCACGAGCCGCACCTGAACTGGGTCGGCAAGAAGCACGACACCCCTGGACCGACGGTGCAGTCCAGGGGTGAAGGCTGACGCAGCTGGTGAATCCCCCGGAAGCCCAGCCGCGGCACCATGCTACGCGATGGGTGTGACGTAGGCCCTCTGGTAGTGCGGGTACTCCGAGAGCAGTGAGTCGTCGACGATCTCGCCCTGGATCTGCCAGTTGCCCTCGTTGTAGCGCATGACGTCTGGCCCATGCTGCCCGGGCTTGGTGTTCGTCCCGTCCGGCCAGCCGTGCTGCATCTTGAAGACGACCGGCTTCTTCTCCTCCAGCTCCTCCAGGATGCCGTTCTCCTGGGCCAGCTCGTAGGCCGAGACGTCGAAGTAGAACTCCCTGCCGGTGTTGTTGTCGATGATGAGCACCGGGTAGGTCTCGCGGTGCAGCTGGTTCCGGTCGGCGGAGAGCGCGTCGTTCCAGACGTATCCGTAGATCGCCTTCTCCACGTGCATGGTGTGGTCCGGCCAGTGCGGGTCCTCGTAGGTGATGTGACCCTCCCGGCCGAAGGTCATCATCATGTCCTTCTCCTTGACGGCGTCCCAGTACGCCGTCAGCGCGGTGTCCAGCTCGGAGCGCTCGTACACCCGCTCGCTCGGACCCGTGTAGATGTCCACACCGATCTCGTCGCTGGCCTTGATGCCGTAGACCGGGACGGCCAGGCGCACCACGCCCTTGGGGGTCGGCCCGAAGGCCAACGTGGGGAAGTCCAGCTCCAGCCCCTTGAACGCGGGCAGCTTCAACGGCGGCTTCTGGATGACCGGCTTCTCGCGTCCGATGATCGGGCGCGGCTGAGTGAAGTCAGGCTTCTGGCCCAGGTCGGGCTTGCCCAGCTGCGGCGTCTCCTTGGCGGAGAAGTCGACGGGCTTGAAGGACACCCCGCCGAGCTTGGGGCCACCCAAGGAGACCGGCTTGAAGGACGGCTTCTTCTTCGTCTTCTTCAGGCGGCGGTACTCCTCCGCCACCTCACGCGCGGTGCGACGGACCGGCGCGGGTTCAAAGTCAGGCCGGGCCACTTCAGGAGCCAGGCGAGCCTCGTCACGGGCGAATCGTCCGCGTCGGTCTCGGTCAAAGGGATCATCGCCCATAGCCTTCCCCACCGACTCCTTGACCGCGAGGGTGATGCTCATGGCCAGGTCGATGTCGCACCGGCACTTGGGGTGCAGCGGAGGGGACCAGTACTCACCCATGTCGGTGATGAAGGGCTGGTCCAGCGGCACCTCGGTCTTGTCCAGCGGCCCGCAGGAGGGACAGACCCGCTCGTCTCGGGCGGTGCGCCAGACCCGAGTGGTGCCGGGTGGGAGGGTGCCCTTGCTCAGGTTGTACATCCAGGTGATCTGCTTGCCCTGACGGCTGGCGGTCCAGGCCTCGGTGTCACCGAACTGCTCCGAGCGCAGCTTGAAGGCCCGCTCGATGAGCGAGGCGGCCTTCTGGTCCCGCTTGCTGGGAGAGGGGCTCCGGGAGAGCACCTTGTTGTCCTCGCCGGTCCAGATCTTCACCAGGGCGTTCATGGTCCGCGCGGGCACCCCGTACGCCGAGATGACGTTCTCCATCGCCCGGCGCGCAGGCACACGACGGTTCACCTGGGCATGGAAGCCCTGCATCATCGCGTCGTAGCTGACCTCGTTGATGTGCTCCCCGAGCTCCCTGGCGTACGTCTCGGCGACGTCTCGCAGGTAGGGCTCGGGCACCTTGCCGAGCTTGACCGCCCTGTGGCCCTCTAGGTAGCCCGCCAGGACCGCAGGAGCGATCACATGCACCCAGGACGGCAGGAAGGATCCGAAGACCGCACCGGCGATCACAGGCAGCTTCTCCGGCAGGGTCTCCTTCATCTCCTCCCGAAGCCGACGCCGCATGTACATCCGGTAGACGAACATGGACGCGCCCAGCACCCCGGCAACCTTGGCCAGGGTGTGGGCGTTCTTGGTGTCCGCGTCGATCCGGCTGATCAGGTCCTGCTCGGTGGAGCTCAGCTGCGCCCCGGCCATCGCCGGGGACGGGTCGAGGATCCCTGCAGTCACTGCTTACTTCTCACGTGGTCGGTTGAGCTTCCGGGAGAGCAGCCAGGTGTCGAGCTTGCCGCGCACGTCCTCGTCCTTCATCCCGTCGAGGATCTCGGTGAGGTCCCGGACCATCTCTTCCCAGTCCGCGTTGTCCAGCGAGCGCTCGGAGGCCGGAGACTCCTGGTACTCGTGGATGCGGTCGATCAGGGCGTTGACGACCAGCCGGTTGTCGCTCTCCTCGCTCAGGGAGGCCTTGAACTTCCGCAGCTCCTTCACGACGTCGTCGGTCTGGTGCGCGCTGTCCTTGAGGTTCGTCCCGGGAGTGGGCAGCGAGACGAGGTTGCCGCGGGTGGTGCCTCCGCCGGTGGTTCCGGCGAAGCCGATGGTGCCGGTGGCCCGCTGGACCTCGGGCTTGGACCCACCCTGCTCCAGGTTCGCCTTCAGCGAGCGCGCCCGGTGGAAGGCCTCGGAGCGGTCCAGGTAGAACTTCGCCAGGGCCTTGAGGCGCTTGGCGTCGTTCTTGTACCGCCCACGGTTGTTGGCGATCACCTCGGCGGTGTCCACCTCGGCACCCATCGCGACGGCGGATCTCATGAACGACTCCTTGTCGAACTCGGGATCGGTCACCGCCTCGCCGATGAACCCGTAGAGGGCAGCGTTGTCGCGCAGGTCGCCGTCGCTCATGCCACCCGGTTCGAGGTTTCCCTCCTTGAGACCAGCCTTGGCAGCCTGGTCTCGGTAGGTGCGACGGATGAGATCAGCGGGCGCGGCAGGGCTGTAAGCGTTGCCGTCGAAGCGAAAGGGGGCATCAGGGCTGGCCGCGTGCTCCTTCCCGCTCCAGGTCGCGCCCACCGCGGAGTGCTTGATGGTGCGGAAGGCGATCTCCGCCTCCTTGGCCATCCCCTTGGTGGCGTCATCGGTGGAGCGCTGGGCCAGGCCGTGCACCCGCTTGATCTCGGTCATCAGCTCTTCGCGGCGAGTGCGGCTCTTGAGGATGGCGCGCAGCGCCTCGTCGTCGGTGGCCTCGGACAGGATCGGCTTCACGCCCTCGCCCTGGCCGTAGATGGACACGATCTGCTTGATCGCGTCGTCGACCTGCTTCTGACGCTTGCCCTCGATGCCCGCCTCGCGCAGCTTGAGCCGCTCGTCCTTCTTGTCCTTGGGCTTCGTGTCGCCCTCGACACCCTCGCCCTTGGGAGCGGCCTTGGTGCGGGAGTTGAGCTCGTTGTGCGCCCAGTTCTGGTACTGGGTCTGGTTGGCCGGGACCTTCGTGCGTCCGTTGATCTCCTCGTCGAAGTAGCCCGCCATCGCGCCAGCAGGACGGTTGTACTTGGGCATGACGTAGCCCTTGTCCTCCTCGGCGGTGAAGGGGTTGTCCGACTGGGTGGACGAGCGGGTCTTCGCCTCCACCGAGGCGATGTAGTACGGGAACTGCTCCTCCAGCGCCTCCAGGGCGGCCTTGTAGCCCTCCCCGTCGAGCCGGTAGTTCCGGGCGCTCTTCTCCTCCATCTTGCGGGAGATGAGCTCAGAGCGGGCGACCCGGTACTTCCGCTCGTCGTCGTTGTCCTTGCGCGCGAGGGCGTCGATCTCCGCCAGCTCGACCTTGGTGAGGGTGGGACGGGTCAGGTACTCCATCTCCCGCTCGCCGATGATCTCCTCCAGGTCGGAGCGCTTGAGCGCACCATCAGCGATGAGGTCGGCGTGCTCTCGCTCCACCTCGTCACGGATCTCGGCGCGCTCCTCCGGGGAGAGCTTGCGCTGAGCGACCTGCTGCGACTGGACCGCGTCCAGGGTGTGCGCGTACTGCCCGATCATGGCCCGGGCCTTGTCGTTGTACCGACGGCCGCCGCGGAAGTCGTCCTCGAAGTTGATCGTGAAGACACCAGAGCGGCTGACCACCGTCACGCTCCGAGCACCGGACACCAAACCCGTGTAGATGTCCTCGGTGGTCAGACCGCCCTGGGAGCGCGAACGGACATAGTGTCCACCCTGCAGGCCCTTGAGGTTCTTCAAGTTGAATGGCAGGTAGTGGTCATCAGCATGACCGACTGCCTGGGTGACGATGGTGCCCTCCTCGTTGATGATCACGCCCTGGGAGGGCGGGATCTTCCCGGAGGCCTGCTGGAGGGTGGCCAGGCGCTTGGCGGGCAGCTTGGACATCAGGTAGCCGGTGGCGGTGCGCTGGGCCGCTGCGACACGGGTGGTGTCGTCGACCTCCCGGAGCCCATCGTGGCGGGCCATGTTGGCGGTCACCTGCTCGTGGGTGTTGAGCAGCGCCGGGTCGGGGCGACGCTCGGTGCCCCGGTAGCGGTAGGCCGTCTTGCGCAGGTGCGGGCCGACGACCTTCTCCGCCTCGGGCCCGAAGCGACCAGCGAAGCGGCCCATCTGGGCTGCCGCCTCCAGCTTGGGGTTGCCGCTGCCCTGGAGCAGCTCGGCACCGGCCGCGATGCGGTCGTACGTGCGCTTGTTGGTGAAGGCGGTCTCGTTGTCCCCGGGAGCGTTCCACTTCTCCTGGAATGAGTTCCCGCGACCCTGGGCCGAGTTCAGGGAACCAGTGAGGTTGAAGTCCCGCTCGAAGGCCTTGACGTGCACGTTTGAGCCGGGCTTGCCGTTCTCGAAGGTGAACCGGCCCGCGGCATCACGGCGGACCGACTCCTCACGCCACTGGCGGAGCTGACGAAGCTCCTCCCGCTCGGCCTTGCGGCGCTGGCTCTTCTTCCCCTTGGCGATCTCGTCCACCAGGGTGACGACCTCGTCGACCGGCACGTCCAGGCCCTTGGAGACGGTGGAGGCCAGGGCCTTGGCCACGTCACGCTGGATCTCGGCGTGGATCTGCTCCACCCGCTTGCTGATGAGCCGCTGGTTGGCGTCGATGTCCGCCTTGTGGATCTCGTATGCCGCGAAGCGCACGAACATCTCCGCCTCGTCGTCGTCCATGCGGGCGACCGCACGCTCGACCTGCTTGGCGAAGCGCTCGTTGTAGAACTCGTCCATGAAGACCTCCTGAGCTCTATCTTCTCGGCGCTGGCTACTGACCTAGTCGATCCAGGACACGCTGGTGTGCCCGCCGTGCCCGTGGATGTAGATGACGTCCTCCATCGAGGGCCAGATCACGGTGGAGGAGCGCTCCCCGCGCCAGCGCAGCACCACCTGGCCGTCGGCGAAGCGCACCCCGTCCGCCACGATCCCGGTCCCGGAGATCCCGGAGACGTCGTGGTGGCGGACCAGGGCGAAGCGTCGCATCAGAACTTGCCCCCGGTGACGAAGTGCAGCACCAGCCAGGCCATGAAGGCCAGCAGCAGGAACCGCCGCACGCGCATCCACACCGTCTTGGGACGCTTCCCGTCCTCGCGGCTGCCCGCCTGCGGGATGGCGAACCACTTCCAGACGTGCTCGGAGAGGGTGTCGCCGCTGCGCTTGTTGGTCAGCGCGATGCCCTCCTCGATCACGAAGAAGCCGATCCACAGCAGCCAGCTGACGGTGAAGACGTTCATGCCGGTGGCTGAACCGACTCGTCCTGGTGCTGCGCCTGGGGGTCCTTGTTGGGCACCGCCCAGACCACGCTGGCGGTGACGAACGCGGTCAGCAGTGCCACCAGCAGCTCGGTGCCGGTGATCGCCTCCTTGCCCGGGGTGCCGGGCTGGGTGGCTGCGATCAGGGCGGAGGCGGCCGGGGCGACGAAGCCGACGATGGCCTTGGCGTAGGGCAGGACGTTGGTCATCGCTTGATCGCTCCTGGGGCTGTCCACAACTTGCGCCACGTAATCGGGCCCACGATGCCGTCCGCTGTAAGTCGCTTCTCCTTCTGGAAGGCCTTCACCACCGACTCCGTGCCCGGGCCGAAGATGCCGTCCTGGGTGATCCGCCATCCGCGCTCCTTGAGGCGTCGCTGTACCGCGAGCACGGCCTTGCCGCGGTGTCCCCGCCGCACCAGCCCCGGGTAGGCCGGGACGATGATCTTGGCGGGCTTGGGCTGAATCGGCACCGGCTGCACCGGGGCCTTGGGCATGAAGTCCACGACCATCTTGAGGAAGAGCTCGCTGGGGAAGTTCGGGCCCGGATCCCAGTGGTCGCTGCGCTTGAACACCCGGGAGACCTGCACGTGCGTGGTCAGCCCCATGGTCTTGCCGTCGGCCAGCTCCTTGTCGGTGAGCCACCGGGCCGGGATCCGGTACTTGATGCACCAGACCGCCACCTCGGCAGCAGCACGGGTCAGGATGGTCGCCGACTCTTTGTCTGCCCAGTCCCCCGAGGTCTGTCCCGCGCGTCCGGCCAGCTCGATCTGCAGGCCATCCGCGTTGGCACCAGGAGCGGCCCAGGCGGTGTCTTCGTCGTCGACGCAGCGGACCGTGGAGTCCAGGTCGACGCACAGGTGGGCGGAGGCGCGAGTGGTCGTCCGGGAGAACCAGTTGGCCATCCCCTCGGCCGCGGTGTCCGACTCCGGGGTCTCACCGGTGTGCACCACCACCACGCGAACGGGGGCCACGCGGCCCTCGTAGTAGTTAGGCGACTGCACGATGGTGGTCAACAGACCCTCCGGGTGGCGTCAGGTGGGAGCTTGCGAAGACGCGCCTTGCGCTTCTGATTTGAGGATCCTGCGACGTGCAACTCACTCTGGTCTGGGCCCATCTTGGACACCTCGGAGTGCACCCCGTCCCAGGGCTGGAAGGACTTCTTGACCCCGCCCTCGGGGACGCCCTTGGCGCGCATCCGGTTCTGCAGGTCCCGGTAGGCGTCGACGGAGCGATCCCGCACCTTGGGGCTCATCGTGTAGCCCACTGTGCTGAGTGTTCGCTGTGCCTGCCCCTCGTAGGCCATCTGGTTGGTGGCCCTCTTCCAGTCGGTTTCTCCGTACTCGCGCATGACGCGCGCCTGGATTCCAGATCCCTTGGCGGGACGGTTGGGCTGCTTGAGGGCCTTGTCGCGTCGTCGCGCCACGTGGGCGTACCCGGAGTCCTGCCTGGGGTTGCTGTAGTGACCCGCCGAGCGGTAGTCCGCGCGGGCCTCCTCACGCATCAGCTTCTGCTTGTTGGGGTGGATCTGGCGGTGCAGCCGGTAGCCACTGCGACGAGGCGCTGCGTGCTGGTCCTCGTGAGCCTGGATCACCTTCTGCTTAGTGCGTGTCGTGGCAGAGCCCTCGACGTAGCTCTTGCCACGCTTGGCGCTACCCCTGCGGTAGGTCCCGGCCTGGTCGGTCCAGGAGTCGCGGTCGAGCTTGACACCAAAGTGCTTCTTGGGCAGGTCGGCGACGGCGTCCCGCAGGTTGGCGTCCCCCTTCTGGTACGCAGCGTCCAGCCGGTTGACCCGGTGCATCTTGGCGTGCGCACCAGGGATGCGGGCCTTCTGCTTGGCAGTGGCGGCGGTGATCGGCTTCCAGCCCACCCCGGGGATGTACGACTTCTGCACCTGCCCCTTGCGCGTCCGGGAGGCAGCGATGCGGTTCTGCACCTCGCGGTACCCCTTCATGTTCTCTCTGGAGAACATGTCCTTGTACTGGCCGCCCTGTGCCTGCTGCTGCTTGTGGGTCATCCAGCGGGCCACCGGGTTCTTGGCGGCCATGGCGTAGGCCGATCCTTCACCCTTGTTGCTGATGGCCCGGTGCGAGGACTTGTAGCGCATCGAGGAGTGGTTGCCCGCCATGTCAGCGCGGGCCTCCTCCCGAGCCAGCTGCCCAGCGTTGAAGTTCTGCATCCGGTACGAGGAGCGTTTGGGAGTCAGGTGCGCGGTCTCGTGTCGCATCACCGCATCCGAGGCGTCGGGCTTGGCAGCGATGAAGCCCTTGGACCGACGACCGCCATGCTTGAACGCGGCGGCCTTGGCGTCACCCAGCATCCCCGCGGTGTGGGCGTTGAAGGGGCTGAAGTTGAACCGGTCGTAGGCCTTGCGTCCCGAGTTCACGGTGGAGTGGCTGGGCCGGTTCGGGTCGAAGAGACGAGGCGGCCCAGTCATCTCACGGTGCGCCCGGGAGATGGCGTTGTTCTGCTCCCTCGTCGCGGTGGAGTGCTCGGCCGCCTGTCGCTTCAGGCGGGCCACCCCTGCCTTGCGCTCTCCCTGCGCCAGCGAGCGGAGCTGGGTCTTGGGGATCTGGGAGGCAGGCACGAAGCCCTTACCAGGGATGTAGGACTTGGACACGGGGCGGAGCTTGCCCTGCCCGGTGGCCACCTCGCGGATCAGCTTGTCCTTGTCGTTGATCGAGGACACGTCGTAGGAGATCGAGCGGATCGTCTCGGCGGCCTTGGTGCGCCCGGTGGTGACCAGCTTCCCGCCGACCCGCTTCACAGTGGGCAGGTGTCGATCCACCAGGGGGCGGTTGATCGGCTTGCGGCGCTTGGCCGCGTAGGGCTCGACCCGGTCGGCGACCCGGGACAGCCGGGTGGTCCAGTGCGCGCCGATCACCGCGGGGGCATCCCGCGGCGACATCTTCTCGACCTCCTCGAAGGAGGACTGCGTCATCTCAAGCATCACTCATGCCTGTCCGGGGAAGACCCCACATGTCGGGCCTCCATCCAGAGGATGGTGGCGATGAGGAAGAAACAGAGCCCGAAGATGGCGTCCACCCAGGGCCAGTAGACGGCATCGGGGTGATAGGCCATCCGGAGCGCGTCCGAGGCACGCACGAAGCCCAACAGCCAGAAGGCGATGGCCAGCACCCGGAGCATGCTCTTCACCGCGAAGGTGGTGCTGTGCGGTCGAGGAGTCATCAGAACACCACCCAAACCACGAAGAGCAACATAAGGACCACTGCAATCATCCCGGCGCGCATCAGACCACCAGCCGGGTCTTGAGGGGGACGGCGAACTCTCCGTCCTCATGCAGCAGCCGGTCCAGCTCGGCGAAGGACAACCAGGCCGCGCCGTCCTTGCCCCAGCCCTTGCCCCAGGAGTTGTAGAGCAACACCCGCTCGTTCTTGGGGTCGATGCCCCCGATGACGATGGCGTGCCCACCGGCCAGCCGTCCCTTGGTGTGCAGGTGCCCGTTGGCGTCCGGGGCGAACATCCCGGCGTACCAGTTGACCCCGATCACCACCGGGCCGATGTAGGACACCGCCCAGAGCACCTCCTCCACGGTGGTGCACCAGCGGTAGCTCTTGATCTCCCCGCGGTCCTTCAGCGCCTGCATCCCGCCCAGCACCGAGGAGCCCTCGTAGCTCTCCCCGGCCCACTGGTCACGCTTCTGCGCCTCCCGGTAGAGCACCCGTGCCATCTGCTCGGTGTACTCCGGGGACCAGCGGCGCGGGGTGAGGGCCATCTCGTGCGCGCAGGAGAAGCCCACACAGGCCCCCTCGCTGCCCTGGTCGAGCCAGACCGTGCGCTTCCAGATCCGGGCCCGCAGCGGGCGTTCCAGGGCGTAGGCAAGCGAGACCTTATGGCCCAACGACCGGGTGTCGAAGCGCGGCTTCCAGTCCAACACCCGCTCGGTCATGGCTTGGCCTTCTTCTTGGTCTTCGGGGGAGTGGGCCCGTTCTTCGCCTTGATCCGGGCCTCGCGCTCCTTGCGCTTGAGGTCCGCGTCCTTCATCTGCTGGTCGCGCTTGGCGTCCTTGTCCTTGACGTCCTGGTCCCGCTTGGCGTCACGGTCCTTGAGCTGCTGATCCCGCTTGGCATCGCGCTCTCGGGTCTGCAGGTCGATGGACTTCATGTCCATGTCAGCCTTGGCCTTGGCCTGGTCGGACTCGGCCTTGACCTGAGCGGTGGGGTCCTGAGCCTGCATTTCCATCTGCTGCTGCATCTGGACCTGCTGCGACTGCTGCACCTCGGGGTCCATAGAGGCCCTGGCCTGGGCACGCTGCTCCCCGACCACCTGCTGCTCCTGCGCGGCCTCTGAGGGCTGCTCCTGGGCCATCTGAGCCTGTGCTGGGGACTCGCCAGCGGCAACCCGCTGCTCCTGCTGGGCCATCCCCTCCACGTCCATGCGGGTCTGCGCGTAGGACATGAGGTTGGACTGCTGGGCCATGTCCCGACGCATCTCCTCGACCTCCTCCGGCATCTCCGGCAGGTGGGCCACCTCGCGCAGGAACTTCTCCAGGTCGGGGTCGGGGAACCACTCCATGCCCATGCCTGCCATCGAGGTCATGAACTGGCCCAGCTCGGCCAGGTTGGGCGGGTCGACGTTGTTCGGGACGATCTTGGGCAGCTCGTCGAGCTTCCAGGCGTTGAGCTCGAACAGCCGGGGCACGGCATGGCGGTTGAAGGTGTCCGCGATGGTCTCGGCGATGGTGTTCAGCGCGGCCCGGAAGATGCCGGTCTTGTCCACGTGCATCGCGTAGGAGCCCTGACCCTCGTGGCCGACCATGATGAAGTCGGCCAGCACGGTCATCAGGATGCGCTGCTCGTAGCGCTGGATGATCGCGGAGGTGTCGAAGGAGCGCGCTCCACCCGAGGACATCAGCTCGAACTCGAACATGGGCTGCTTGGTGACCGGGTCGTACTCCAGTGGCAAGACCAGGCCCTCGTGCTCGTCCCGGCGGACGTTCTGCACCATGCGCTTGAAGGCGAGGAAGGCGTTGTGCTCCTTGCTCCCCTTCTGGGCGTTCATGTAGGAGGAGGGCACCTTGGCCACGGGCATGCCTGCGAGGTCACGCTCGACGCCGATGGCCTCGAACTCCTCCAGGCGCTTCTTCATGAACCAGGGGCGGTAGGCGGTGCGCAGGATCGAGCGACCCTCGGGGTTGCCCTTGTGCAGCCCGGTGCGGAACAGCAGGGACTTGTTGATCGGCAGCACGGTGGTCGTGTAGTACGGCGGGGCCATCTGCACCATGGCCTGCACGCCGCCGGTCTCGTCGAACATCCAGCGCAGCAGGGTCTCCTGGGAGCGGACCGGCATCTTGCGCCAGCCGATCTTCCCGTCGGTGAACTTGCTCTTCTTGGTGGGGTCCTTCTCCCAGGGCCCGACCCGCTTCTTGTAGACGATCTCGTGCCAGGACCAGCCGTAGATGAGGCAGGAGAGGATCTCGGCGATCAGGTCGTCCCAGGTGTGGGACATGTCCTCCATGCACTGCTCCAGGAACTCCTGGGCCTGGGCGTGCTCGGGGGTGTTGTCCACGGACTCCACTCGCCAGGTGACCTGACGCAGCAGCTTCTCAACCGCGAAGAGCAGCGACCCCACCATCGGGTCGTTGTCGGACATCTCCTTGAAGACCTTGACGGCCTTGCGCCCACGCAGGGCGGGCAGGTACTCCTCGTCGATGATGCCGGTGGCACGCTTCAGGCCGGTGCTGCCCAGCTCAGCGAACGGGTTCTGGCTCACGCCTCCGGTGGCCTGCGGGACCGTCCGGTCGTCGTACCGCAGGACATCGCCATACGTGGGGGTGTCAGGCACAGGGTGATCCTCTCGTCGCCTCCATCTTCCGGGCGGCGTCGAGCCTTCAGAGGAAGGTGTAGAGCGCCACGATGCAGACGATCAGGAAGACCAGGAAGATCAGGACCTCACGCTGGGGCTGGTCCATCGCCTACATCCCCCGTGAGCTCAGCAAGGGCTTCCTGGAGACGCAACGACAGCCAGTGGGCCTGGCCACCACAGCACGCCTGCCCGCGGGCGTACTTCTCTCGTGCGATCTCATCGAGAAGGTCGACCAGGCGCTGAGGCATCTCATGCGTCCTCGGCCAGGGAGGCGATGTACTCGCGGCACTTGCGGGCCGCGTATCCCTCAAGGCTCTTCTGAGCTGCCTCGCAAAGCGTGGCAAAGACGTTCAGAACCAGCCAGAACGCATCTTTGAGTCCATCCATGGACAGATGCTGCTCCTCGTCACTCCAGACGTGACGGCAGACACACGGGAGGAATCGGACACAGGACTTTAGTCCCGGGTGAGGCGGGCCGACGTTGCAGCGGCCGGTACCGGTGCCAGCGGTAGCGCCTCTGCCACCAGGCTCCTGGCAAGCACAAGGCCCCCGGTGGGTAACCGAGGGCCGTGCTGCGGACCGCTCTGCATCCGCGTTGCCATTTCCCCATGACTGGGCGCTATGCGCTGAAGCTTGTCCCTCGACGGTACACGAAAGCCCCCTGCGTAGCCAGGGGGCCTCGTGCAGAGAAAACCACCACCCACAGCGCACCACCGCTGTGTTTGATGCCCCCTTGTGGGGACACTGCGAAGGTACACGAAACCCCCGGCGCAGGGGGAGCAAACCGGGGGTTCGTGCCCTGCCAGGAGGTAGCTGGCCAAAGCCAGGCCTCAACCGACAGGAACCTTGTGGAGAGGTAGCTCCAGGCTACCGACCAGGGACGTACCGAGCGTAGACGTTCTTGCCGCCGTCCTCGCGGGTCTCGGAGGAGGTCTCGATGTCGTCGTACTTGGCGAACTGACGCAGCACCGAGTTGGCCTCACGGGAGTCGGTGATCTCAAACTTGACCCACCGACCCTCAACCTTGAGGACCTCCTCGATCAGGGGCTCCACCTTGACCATCGGGCGTCGTCCTCGGCGTGAGGGGTTGAAGTCGTCGTCCATGACCTCTGAGTGCACTGCCATAGCCACGATGTCCCCGTTCGTCTCGATGTCCTCAACATCGAGAATAGCACCCCATTGTGCTCTCGCTCACGCTAGCGAGCCAGGACTGCGGGGAGCCATCTGGGCCGGAACAACTCCGGCTCGGCCATCCTCACGTTGCCCTCGTCGTCGTACTGGCCGTGCCCGAAGACGTCCAGGTCGTACAGGTGGGCGGTGACGTTCTTGTGGTCCATCGTGATGTCGAAGCCCGCGCAGTGCTCCGGGGAGATCCCATGCTCAGCCAACCAGGCCATCACCTCGTCCTGGACGGGCTTGGGCTGCAGGGCGAACCACATCGGCCCGTACATGGGCTCCGCGAGGCTCATCGCAGGTCGGGGTGCAGCGCGTAGGCGTCAGCGGCCTTCTCCGGGGAGATCCCGGCGTACTTGGCCCAGTTGATCTTGGCCAGCGTGTCAGCCTCCCAGTAGCTCCAGATGACCTGGCCCTTGGACTCGTTGCCGTAGTTGTCGATCAGCGGGAAGGTGCCCTTGAGGCCGACCCCCTTCATCGGCAGCCCAGTGGCGTGCAGCTCCTTGAGCATCTGCATCATGCTCACGTCCGCGGTCTTGCGGGTCAGCTTCATGCTGATCATGTCCATCACTGGGAACTCGATCATGTACTTGCCCGCCTTGAAGTCCGCCTCGGTGAGCACCGCGCCCCGGTTGACCTTCTTCAGCGCGGCCTCCGCCTTGGCCATATTGCTGACCGGAGTGGGCTTCGGGGCCGTGGTGGTGGTCGTGGGGGTGCTGGTGGTGCTCGGGCTCGCACTGGTGGTGCTGGTCGAGCTGGGGGTCATCAGCGGCACGGTGGTGGCCGGGGCAGCTACAGGGGCCACGGCGGGCTCCTCCCCGAAGCTGCCGATGATGCC